AATCGGCAGATGCGTGGTAAGATTTGCTGGCATGTGCTTTACCTCATCTGAAAATGTTTAGGCGGCTCCTGCTACCGCGGTTGATGTTAAGCTTCCGGCTCGTAGAAGGTAGAGAATCTATCTAGCATCGGAGCCTCTCCAAGTTCAAAAGTGCCGACGATTTTAGAAGTCGGAGGTCTGTGGTTGTTACCGAGTTGACGTTTTGAAAGTTCAAGTCCCCTACGACGCTTGCCATAGAGAATTCGTTTATGAACACGCATACAGACCACATCCTGATAAGTGTAGCGTTCTTCAGAATCGAAGAGCAACGGCACCTTAAACGTAGGCTCTACATGCTCAGGCTTGAGAAACTCATAACCCTCTGCAAGAAGCTGACCAAGCCTACGCTGATCTGTAGAAGCCCAAACAATCTCATATTCGGTATCTTTGAGTTTCATGTTCATATAATCTGGAATCTCATGATCGATCACAGGAATATTGATGCGTGTATCGTACGCATCCTGCTCCTTGAGATTCTTCCAGTCCGGCTCCTTCGGAGCAGCAGCTTCTGCACGTTCTTTTTTGATGTTTGAAAGAACCTTCTTGATCTGCTCCTCAAGCTCTGTATTGTTAAGCTTTGGATCTGCAATAGCTTGTGCAACCTGTGCAGCCTGAGCGGTTTCTGTTTTATGCTCTATCGTAGGCATTAGTATCCCACCCCTTCTTTATCAAGCATCTCTGCATAATCCTCAGCAGTAAAACCAAGAAGCTTGGCCGCTTTACGAACTTCGTCTGTGGGGGTTTTGCGTTCGTGAGTACCAGAGCCAGTGTCTCCAGCAGAGCCGCCGCTTGTACCACGAGAACCGTTGTCAGAAGAGGCGAAGCGACTCTTGATCTTGCCTTCGAGAAGTTCATCGGTATGGTTACCCAGAACTGTCTTATAGCAATTTTCAACCACAGAGGCATCATTCTTGGCTTGAATGCTCTGTGCGGCAATAAGAGCATCTACCTCGCGCTTGATGTCACCGTGGTAGTATTTGAATTTCTGCTCATCCTCAAAGACCTCACGCTTAACGCGATCAGCGCGAAGAAGTAGAACCTCGTTTGTCACAGGTTGATTTGCCAAAGCAAGAGCTTGCTTGGTCTTGCCTTCGAGCATCAGAGCTTCGATCTGCTCTTCCAATGTACCTTCTGCTTCTTGACGAGAAGAAACAGCGGCTCGTGCAGCAGCGGCGTCGTCCTTTTTCTTTTGCTCTGCTGAAGCGGTCACTTGAATGTTTTTAAGCTCTTCAAGCATTTCCCGAATCTTTGGAAGCTCTGCGGAGGCCGCAGCACCATCGTCGATCTTTTTCTGAAGATCGTCAGGAAGCGTAAACCCCTCCTGTCCATCTTCAGCTACCTTTTTCTGCCAGTTAAGAAATGTCATTAGAGATTACTCCCTTCCTGTGAAGATTTGAAAGTGGTTACTTTCCTACTCTGAGCTTCGATGTTCTCTTCAATTTCTTCAACGACTTCTGGAAGTTGAAGAAGCATATTTGCAAGGTTAAGCTGTGTTTTTAGAATCGCTATGTGAGTCTTGACCTCTTCTGCTGACTTCTGTAGATTGAGTATCCTCACACCATCAATAGCCTCTTGCTTGAGGCTATTGAGCAGTCCCAGCACCGGCTGGAACTCCTCCCTGCCCCACAATTCCTTGAGGAACTGTCGATACGGGATTAGGTCTCCCACTTTGTTGATTTCCATTTCCTGCTCCTGCTCCCGCAGCTTGCGCTGCTTGTTGCATTGCGGCTTCGATAATGTTTGAGACATTCGGTAGAAGCGTCTCAGTATTATCTTTGTTAAAATCACGCAACAGAGTCTGACCCATCACTCGTGTCGCAAGAAGCATTTCAAGATAGTACTGCTTGAGATCTTGTGGAATTTGTGGCTGAGCGATTGCTTGAATAACCTGGGCCTGGGAGTTGTATAGCCGCTCCATGCGATCGCTCAACAGAATATCATTCTGGCGTTCAAGCTCCTTGTTCATAGAAGCTGAGGCTGGCCGAAGTCTCAGGCCAAGCACGCCAGCTTTATACTGATCGAGAGCTTTTTTGAGCCTCTCTGCCTGTGTACCATACTTTTCAAGTCTCGAGCCGATACCATAGTTTGAGTACATTGTCAGAAACTTTAATCCAAGTTTTACATGTGCTGAGCGCATATCACCAGTGCGCAAGTTGTTTCGGTTATTCTGCTGCATCATAACCATGGAAGTGCCGGCAGCACTGTAGATGCCACGCTTTTGATTTACAATTCCACCGCCAGTTCCACCAGTCGCCGGATCTACTCCAGTACGTTCCTTTGCAATAGCCATGTGAAACTGATCTGGCCCATCGCTATATCCAAGGTCCGCTGCTGATTTAATATGCTCAAGCTCTCCTTCTTTCGCTGGAAGTACAACACCAGGAAAAATATCAAGCATCGAGGTAAGCTTGGATTCCGGATCTGCTCTCCAGACACCAAGCATAGCCATGTTACGATTATTTGTGCGCCAGTTGTTATTGTTAGAAAGCTCCGTCTGGATCATATGAATCATCTCAGCAAAGCCGGTGCCGAGATAGGATTCATCGTCATATGCAAGTTTCATGTCCTGGTATGGAAGCATGTTCTTTGGATAGTTGTTAAAGGCTATCCAAAGAATCTTCCGGCTCTTCTTGTGATACTTTGCTTGGAAAGAGTAGGTCTTTCTTTGAACATCAAACTTAAAGAACAACGTGTAAATGTACCATCGCGCCGCTCCGGCATCTACGCCAGTGGATTCAATCCCAAACTGCTCGTTAACTTCACGCTCCATTTCAGTTTCTTGAACTGCATCTGGAGATGCGAGAAGCTTGTCAATGTCTGACTGCTTGTAATATGGACTTTTAGACTTCAAATCCTGTAAAGCCCACATATCCAGAGAGTCGATATGGCCCATCAACTTCATGTTCTCAAGCTTTGGAACAGATGGATCAAAGATAAACCTGTTGAGCGGCAGCAGCTCTGGATGAGGACCATCTCGCTTTACAAAAACCCTGGACTCAGATCTAACCGGATTACCATCCTCTAAACCACCATCAAGATATACTCGTTCGACCTCACTCTCGTATTCATATGGTGTATAGATAATCCCTGTGCCATATTTGATAGCGCTGTGAAAAGCACTTTGCTCAACGCGGTATAAGTCCAGCTCATCTGGATCATATGCCATGTCCATAAGGAAGCTTTGCACAATTTGCTTTAACTCTTCTCCATCTTTCGAGGGAAGATCACCACTCATCGTGGCTGCCCAGAGTGGATCGTACATATAAATGCCACCCATAATACGGGCTAGCAACTCGTCACAAGCAGTGCCGATTATGGGAATGACTAGATTTGCTGCGCCAGGCCACGGCCAATCAGCAGATTGATTCTTTGGCCGAGCTTTATACAAGCGCACATACTCTGGCAGTTTCTCCGTGCGAAATGTCTGGAGCCGCCGGTCAAGATGCTCAACTTTTTCCTTGATGAACTCGCACAGCTTTTTGTAGTTGTCCGGTCCAAACTCTTTCTCGGTAACTTCTGTAGGTGGCTGATATGGCATTAGAGGGCACTCGAAATGATTGTAGCATTTGTTCCAGCAACCATATTAGCTAAAGCCACTGGATCGGCCACTGTCTTTGTAACGTTAGAGGTGATTGTTTCCGTGGCACTCGTGCTTCCAGGCACCTGCGGCGCCGAGAGAGTGTACTGAAACTGTGGCATCGGCATTTGCGCACTGAAAGTCTTAAAGTCCGCTGTTAACAAGTTTACAAACTTATAGAAAAACTGGTACACTACATTTCCATTTGGTGCAGGTAAAGCCTGCACCAAAGCCGATGCAGCTTGATTGGCAATGTAGAATAACATAAGTTGCTGCGGATCAATTGTCATGCTTGCTCCTAACTACGTTGATGTGCCTGAGCGCCATGATCGTAGAGAGCTTTTGCCGTGGCATAACCACTCTGAAAAGCACTTATCTTTCCAAGCTCCACTGAGTGAGCATTCAGTTCTTTTGAGTGATCCTCTAGCTGAATGTCATGCTCATCCAATCGCTTTGAGTGAGTTGACTGGTTCGAATACAAAACCCCAGCAAAAAAGATACAAGTAACAATACTTACAATTGTTGGTCCCCAGGCTGCCCAATCCATGCTGTCTCCTAAGCTACCGCAGAAGCTACGCGGCGACGATATTGCGCCATTTGTTTAGCAAGAAATTCATTGATCTTTTCTTCAGAGACTGTATCAAACTTCCATACCTGCGGCCCGTAGGAGAGAACATCTAGAAGATCAATCAAACCTTTGCGCTGGCCGTACTGCTCTGCTTCTTCTTTGGTTTCGATGCAATTGTTAGCATCAAGCCAGAGTTCGTGGCGCTCGACAATTGGAATGAAGTTCTCAATGCGCTCAGCTTTGGCATTTGCATTCTGTGGAGTTTTCAAAGGCAGAAACTGAATTCCAGCAATCTCTGGGTGAGTATGCTTGTGCTCTTCTACGAAGTAGTTCAGATGATAGAGGAGGAACTTTTGTGCGGCGACTGCTTCCACATAGACGACGCGAAGCTTCCACTTGATTGCAAAGAAGAAAATCTTTTTTACAAACTCATCAATCGGAGCGGCTTTTGCCCATTGATCGAGGAGATAGATTCTACGGGGACTGCGACTTATACCAGTCACAGCGATAGCGTGGCGGCAGCGTCCATCCTTACCGACCTCTTGGCCCATGTGTGCACCGCCGTGGTTTGGATCAACAACCATGTAACGGTCAAGGTTTCGTGGGAAGATGTCTTTTTCTACATCGCCGGCGGCAACATGGTGTCGCACCACGATACGATATTGCTGAGGTTGCGTAGTTTCGAAGAGCCGAGACATTGTCTCAGATTCTTTTGGTATAGCCAGAGCACCAGTTACCTTCTCGAAATGGAAGTAGCGAAAATCCGCCATGTTAAACTTAGCCTTAGACGGATCAATAGGATAATTAAGAAACTG